AGGATTATACCTGCGATCGTATTCCTGCTCGTTAAATAGTTCGGTTGGCAAAAATGGGTTATCGCTAAAATTTGCCGTAACTAGAATAAAATCAGTCGCGCCGTTCTCTTGCATTTGTTTAAAAAAACTATCCACTGCGTCCGTTTCGTTTTCAGGGTTCCAGCTAAACCAAAGTTCGGAGTTTTCTTTGCGTATAGTTGGTCTTAAAAGCTCTAGGCTTCGCTTGCTTAGGTTTTGTGCTTCCTCTACCCACGCAATATCAAAACCCTCTAACGATTTTATACTATCGGCGGTATGATCTTGCATGCCTTGAAAAATTATTAAGCCATTGCCACGCTTGGCTCTAATTTCGGTTAGTGTTATCTCAAAATATTCACTTACCCCTAAGCTGTTTATTTTACTTTCTATTAGAGCTTTTGATGAAAATTTTAGCGAGCGTTGAATTTCCCTTATGCAAACTATGCGAGCGTCTGGGTTGATTAGCATTGTTTCGATTATACACTCGGCGAAAAAATGGCTTTTCCCACTACCACGTCCGCCTTTAGCCCCTTTGTATCTTTTGTTTTCTAATAGTGGCTCAAAGATCGGAGCAGTGTTTAAATCAATTATCATTTATCAAGCTTTACTATCGTGCGTCTTATTTCGGTTACTTCATTTTGTTGTGCGTTGGTGTTATTGATGATCGTTTGCGGCTCTTTGCCAAAAATGGTCTCTTTGTTTCTTGCTGTGATCCTGCTGTGAGCTTCAACGTCTGCTATCCTATCGCACATCTCTAACATTTCGTCCGCTATTTTTTGGTTTCTTAATGCTGCGTTTTGAAAATAAAGTAAATGCCTTGTTTTTTCGTCTACTATTCGCTCAATACTATTCACTTCTGTTTGGCTTTTTCCCTCTAACGCCCTATTAGTCGCTATCGCAGTATTCACTAAAGCATTCACTATCTCTACATTTTCTTGTGGTATGTTCTTGCATAGTTTATTGATAGTAGCGGGGCTTAGCTTGTAGTTTTTCGCTAGCTGGTTTTGGCTTATCCCTGCTTTGTAGTCAGCTATTATTTGCTCTTTTATCTTGTCGGTTAATTTTCCCACTATCTGCCCCTAAAATAAAGTCGGTTGTTGATATTTTTTCTTTTTGTATTTGCGTTTAGGCTTCGTGCTTAAATATTTACTTTGGCACATCTTTTGCCTACTTGCTGTCATTCTATGTTTTAACACCCAATCCAAAAATTCTTTAGGCGTATTTAATAGCGTGTTAAGCTCGGCTTGGTATTTCTTTACCTCGCTTACTCTTAGATTATTAATAACGGTTTCGTCCGTATAAGGGCTATTTAACACTTCCCTTATTAAAAACGAAATTTCCGTTAAATAATAGTGATCCTCTCTCTTTTCCCAGTCTGGGTAAAATTTATCAAGCACGGCATAAAATACGTCTAAATGTTTTAAATTAGGCAAATCCATTTTTCTAATAAATCCTAAACTCGCCCTCTATTGCTCCAAGGGCTATTTTTCTCTCTAGTAGTTTTCGCTTTATCTTGAAAACTTCCGTCTGCATTCCCTTTACGTCCTCAATGATGCGCTTGCCATTTTTTAAGCGGTATGTAAAATCTGCTATGTATCTGATCTCACGCACGGTTCTAAAGCCTTGTCTTGTTGTTTCATCTGATATTATGTAGCTAGGCATTAGCACAAAGGGCACTTGTCTATTTAGTTCGCTTATCTCGCCAGCTCTTTGTAAGGTCTCCAATTCTTGATTTCTACGCCACTCTTTAGCACTATCAAAGCCTTTGGTCTTGCGGTTGTGGTATTTGTTCCTAACAATCGCCGAAACGTTGCCAATTCTCATCTGCTACCTCCTCGTATTTTTCTATGCTTTCGTGTTTGTGCGCGTGACACCATTGATGACACTCTCTACAAACGGCTATTTGCTTGCTGTCGTCCTTATCTGCTCCAAATCTGCCATATCTTACGTGGTGACCTTCTATGCTTTGTTGCTCCTCGCATATTTGACAAAGTGGGTATGCTTCAAGTAGCCTTAGTTGGTAGGCTTTATTTTCGCTTCTAGTTAGTCTCAAAATAGCCCCCTTGTGTCATCGCCCTTGTGCTTCTCGTTCCACTTTCTCATTACTTCAAGCACTCCGCTTGCGTCCTTGCGACTTACTTCAAAGCTATCAAGTATCTTTTTGTTTTCGTCTGCTACCTTTGCGATTATGCTAGCTCCGCTTTCGGCTATCGTGATATAAACGGCTTTCATCTCACGCTCTTTTTGCGATATTCGCCGCAAGGGCAGATAGTCCAAGTCTTAGCCTTGCTCTTGCTTCATCGCTCATTTCTATCGGTGCGTCTGGGTCAGCTGGGAGCAAATTTACGTTATTCGCCGCTTCTATTTTTGCCTGCTCTTTCTCTTTTTCTTTTACTTCTCTTTCGCTTACGTATTTGATCACACCGATACGTTTTTGGTTTTCAAAGAGCCACGCATAAACTTCTGCTTCACTATCACTGCTTAGCTGTACTGGCTTGCCTGCTTGGTTGATTTGATAGTGGTTGATCAAGTTGCCGTATTCATCAACCCCGATAATTACAAAATCTTTATAGACTGTGCCATAGCAAAGCCTCTCATTGCGAAAAAAGGTTTTTACAAACTCTACTAGCTGCTCGATATTTTTAAAGCTAAATTTGTCGTCTCTGATCGCCTCTAGTGCCTTTTGTTTTCTAAAAGCTGCCACGGCGTTTTTTGTGATTAGCTCGCTTGACTGCTTAGGCTGGATAAAATTTGTCCTATACGCAAAAAATGGGATAATATCCTCATCTTTTAGTGGCTTAAGTAGCTCTGCTGTGATTAGTGCTTGTGTTTCATTTACGTCAAGCGCTTCTTTGATCGTTTGTATGCGGTTCATTAAAACGGCTCCTTGTTTTGGATATATGCTGTGTTTTGATTTACTATGGCGTTCGTTTCTCTTGTGCTCTCCAAGTAGTAGCTTACATCGCCACCAAAACGCCTTACGTCCTCTACGCTTAGGCTTAAGCTATTATTTTTACACTTGCCCCCTCGCTCTCTTTCTGTGCGTTCCCAGTTTCTCATAGTGGCTTGCCAGTCTTTCATCGGATTTTTGCCAATTACCCAGCCTTTGCTTTCGTAGAAGTCAAAAAAGGCTTCACAATCGACTAGGGCTAAATTTGCTTTTTGCTTGTAGGCAATTAGTTCATCTAGCGTTGGCTTTTGAAATCGTTTTGCTGGTTTTTTCTCGCTCTCGCACGCACGCGCACACGTAGAAGCGTTAGCTTCTTCTATCTCTGTCTCTAACTCTTTCTCTTTCTCTTTCTCTAGCACCGTTACATTGTTACATGTAACATCGTGTAACGTTACATCTGTGACATTATCGTTACTTAGCTTCTCTTGTTTTGCCTCTATTTGTTCTTGTTTTTGGCGTTCTCTAAAGCGTCTAACACGATCTTTGCTATCATCTGCTTTGCCAGTTAGTTCTAGTGTTTGAGTTAGAATAAAATTATTGTCCTTTTGTACCATTAAGCCTTGACTTAATAAATAACTAAGGGTAACTTGAATATTTGTTTCGTCCTCGTCCGTGATTAAGCTTAGCTCTCCTGCAAATGTTGGTTCGATACCCTCATAAACTAATATGCCGTCCGTTTCTAAGCTTAAAAGTAGTAGTTGTAAGTATATGCAAGTGTATGTATCGCCACCTGCTATACGTCTTAACTTCTTAACTCTTGGATCTTTGAAAAAATCTTTTTTTAGCTTTAGCCAATAATATGTTTTACCCATTTTTTAATCCTCAAAAAGTTTTAAAATTTTAATTTTTCTGTAAAGGTCGTACGAGTTTGCTCTTTCTGGGGTAACCGAAATATAGTTAAGCTCCGATAATCGTTTTAAATATTTTGAAATAACGCTCTCTTTTTCTTGCATTGCATCAGCGAGCATCCCTATGGTTTTGTTAATTTCACTCTCATTATCTGCAATAGAAAAAATATAAAGGAGCAGCCTAAACTCCCCACCGTTAAAATTGTTATCTAAAACCCATTTAATGGGGATAGTAAAAAACATATCTTTTATTTTTGTATCGCTCATCTTAGCCCTTTCCAAATTTCAAAAAATGCGTCAAGTATTATGATCGCACAAAGAGCCATCATAAAATACAAGGGATTATTCATTACGCTATCCTTTCAGTGGGTTTTAATATCGATGTGCTGCACCCACTTATTGCGTCTTTTTTTGATCCAACCTCTACTAGGTAGCCTCGCTCTACTAATTCATTGACACGTCCGCAAACGCTATTTATCGCTACGTTATACCAGCGTGCTATTTCTTGCCTTGTTGCACCCTCTTTGTGCTGGCAAAACATTTCATATACGGCTCTACGTTTGCCGCTTAGCTCAGGCTTTAGTTTGTTATATGCCTCTAGGCTGTTACTTGCTACCATTTTTATTTTTCTCCTGCTTTTCTGCCTCTAAAATATATGCATTTAGCTTGTCGCCCCAAGCATAAAAGGGGTGTCCCAACTCTTGCAAAGCTGCGTATCTCACATCTCCATTAGGTTTTTTGTTGTTTGATCCACACGCGTATGTATTGCAAGTCCCAGCCGACTTGTAAAATTTACCAAGCCATTTTCTAATCTTTTTTCTATATTCTGTCTGTTTCATAACCTTATATTACTATCTGTTATATAAAATATAACTTAAGGTTATTTGATTTTTAATGATTTTAGTTATAAAATATTACGCAAAGTTATATCTTTCGAAGGGGTAGAAAATGAAAGAATTTAAAGATAAATTGTCAGATTTACTAAAAGAAAAAGGTATAAATACTATACAATTTGCCGATATTTTAGGCATTTCACAGCCTTTAGTTAGCCAGTGGTTAGCTGGAGAAAAGAGGACAAAAAAACATTTATTGCCACTGGCTAAATTTTCAGGCTATCCGATCGCTTATTGGTTAGACGATACCATAGAAAAACCGACAGAAGCCCATAAATATACAGATAATATCTCTTCTAACAGTACCAAAACTGTATATATCCCTTTTTATAAAGACGGGGTAGTTTCTGCAGGTCGTGGCGCCGAAAACGACGATTTTGGCGAACCTGAATTGTTGCCTTTTAACCCAAACGATTTAAAAATTATGTTTAACGTTAGCCCGCACGCAAAACTAGGCATTGTTCCTTGTTTCGGTAACTCAATGGAGCCGACTATTAAAGAAAGTGACTTGGTTGTTTTTTGTGATGACATAAACCAAATAGAGGGCGCTATTTATGTTTGCAAATATGAAAATGAAATATTTATAAAAAGAATAAAAAAACGTCCTACATTGGCGTTAATAAGTGACAATAAGGACTACGAGCCAATAATTATCGAGGAAGAGTTAAATGTCGAAATTTTAGGGCGTGTTGTTGGTTGCTATGCCATAAACTCTAAACGAATTTAAAAGTCCATTGCGAAGTGTATAAAGGTCTAACGTTTGAGGATTATGGGATCAAATAAGGGTGTTTTGGTAGCCACAAAGGGGCATAAAATGACAGAAAAAGAATTTAAAAACAAATATAACGAGTTGGTTAAAAATGGCTATTTTTTTATAAATCATAGAGCTACAGCCAACTCTCTTGATTTTAACAGCCTTTGTGCCAAATTTAATCTACCCATAATCAAAGTTACAAAAATTGGGAAATTTTATCATAACGAATATTGTGATATGTATATGTTTTATTCTGAGGATAGGCTTAGCTATTATGATGCAGAAAAAATTATGGATGAAAAATTTGGTTAACGGCGCAAAAACGAAATTACAGGGGTGAGGGAGTAAAAGAATAAAAAAACAAATGATATTAGCATAAAAATAAAGTTTTATAAGGGGCTAGTATTCGACGATCAGGGCATAAGATAGCCCTCGCGTAGTCGGTAGCTACTCTATAAATTCAAAGAGATTTTAGGGAAGAGGACAAAATGGTAGATCAAGGTAATCAGCTAGTAGAAAAGAGTATAGAGGCGTTTCTATTAGCGCTAGAAATTTATAACAAACCGACGATAAAATACCGCGTCGAGGGCTTTAGCTTTTTTATCTGCAATGCTTGGGAATTAATGTTAAAATCCCTCCTTTTAAAGAGGGGCGAGAGTATTTATTACAAAGATACGAACAGGAGTATTTCGCTAAACGATGCTATCAGTAGGGTTTATACAGATAAAAATACGGGGAAAAGGAAAAATTTAGAACAGATTATACAGCTAAGAAATACCAGCACGCATTTTATAAACGAGGACTATGAAGCAAAATACGTTCCGCTATTTCAAGCTTGCGTGCTAAATTACGTCAATGAAATAAGTAAATTCCATAGTGTAAATATAACCGATTATTTGGCGGATAACTTTTTGGTTTTGTCTTTTAACTACAAGCCGCTTAGCAATGAGGAGATCAAGCTAAAATATTCGCCTGAAGTTGCCCAAAAACTGATAGAGCAAGCAAACAGTATAGAAGTGCTTAGCAATGAAATAAAATCGGACGGGTTTGTTATGCGCCTAGAACAAAAGTTATACATAACAAAGCATCAAAAAGAGGCTGATTTTTCGGTCAGTATAGACAAAAATTCAAGTTCCAAAATAGTTATCGCCAAAGAGCTTAAAGACCCGTACAATACGCACAAATATTCGTATGATAACGTTATAGAGGCGGTTGGAACAAGGCTAAAAAATAAAAAAATAGTGCTAGACTATCAAAAAGGATTTAATAAATTCGTCTTAAATTTAGTGATAAATTTTTATAACGTCAAGGAAAATAAAAAATTCGCATACAAACACGTGATAGGAAGACAAGAACACTATACCTATTCCGAGCAATTTGTGGAATTTATTATGGATGAGATAGTTAAGCGCCCCAGTAGCTTCGTAAAGAATCTAAAACAAAATAGATAACCCCAGGGGCATGCGGAATACTAAGCCAAGGCCTACCTTGTTACCAAGACCGCAGCGCTAATCCATCACGAGTTATCTTGATAGAATTATACTATAAAATTTCTAAAACGATTTTGAAGTTTTACCATCTTAAATTAAATTAAATTAAAAGAATTGAAAAGAAATGAAAAGCATTTTATTGCTAGCAATGCTGTATGCGTCTCTCTTTGCCTTTAACGGTAAAGTAGTCTCTATTCACGACGGCGACACGATCACGATACTTCAAGGCAAACAACAAATTAAGGTTAGATTGTTCGGTATCGACGCACCAGAACTAAAGCAGCCATACGGCAAAAAGTCGAAGCAGTTTTTGGCAAATTTGATAGCTGGCGAGGTCGTAGAAGTCGAGGAAAACGGCAAGGACAGGTATAAACGCACGCTAGGCATTATCCATTTCAAAGGGCAAGATATAAACGCTCAAATAGTGCTAAATGGCTACGCTTGGGCTTATGTAAAATACTCAAGGATATATGTAGATCAAGAGAAAACGGCTCGTGAAAATAAGCGAGGGTTTTGGCAGAGCAGTAATCCTACTCCGCCATGGGAGTGGAGAAAACGTTAATTTTTAGGCAGTCTTAGGATTAGTGCTACTCCGTTATTGTCGCCTTTTTGTGTTAATATGTTAGTGGCTACATCATTTAATCTTATAACCACGGACGAGTCTTTTGGCATATTAAAATCAATATAATAGGTTGGAGTGTCATCAATAAAAGCACTCTCGGCTATTAAGTTTTTTACTTCGGCGCCAGTATCATTAACTACCTTAAACATTACAAAAAAATCAAATTTAGAAATACTTTGTTTTTGAAAATTCTCTATTTTATCCCGCAGTCCCCTCGTTGCAATAACTAAAAGATTATTGTTTTGGTCTTTGCCTATTTTTAGCTCAGCGCCTTGTATTTCCGTTTCAAGTACGTTTTTGCCAAAATAAACTGGTATAACAAAAGAAGCCACAGAATCCATTTTTACTTTATAGCACTCTTTAAACTGCGCTCCATTAAATACTTGCGGGATTTTTAATTTTAAATCGATAAGCGCCTTTGACTCCTGCCTAGAGTCCTCATAAGAATTACACCCCGGCACCTCAATATTTAAAATCGCAGTCCTTGCTTGATTGTCCACATTAAGCGTTGATAATGGCACCTCGGTTAAAACGGCTGTTTTACACCCTGCAAAAAGAAACCCGATTAAAACTAATAACAAAAACTTATTCATCCTTTACTCCTTATTTTTGATTGGCGTAAAATTTAGCTACCTCGCATAATTTTTCAGAATAGGCATAAATATCCTCAATTCTATCAAGTTGAAACCTTGTTTCATTTTTTTCGCTATCCATTATGCCGATCTGTTTTTTGTTGTCGGTAAAATAAAGCCTACATATCGGCTTACGGTTATTATCTGTAAAAAATATTGCAAAATAAGACTGGGCGTCTCGATATATTATATTTTCAACACTAGTAACCGCTGCCAAGATCGCCCTAATAATATAAAAAGCGTCTATCTCCTCTTGTGTGGTTATAATTTTATTTTCGTCCTCTTGTGGCGGTAGTGACTCTGTCTCTTTTTTTGTCTCTTTATCTAGTGCTGACGTTAGCCTATCCCTTACCATATCGTTTATGCGTTGAGCAAAAACTGCTTTTAATAGTGGTGTTATTTGATCTATTCTTTTTTCAGTGGCTACTTGATCGCTTATTTTTTTAAAAAAGAATGCTGCAAATTCACGGCTAGGATTTTCAAGCTCTGCGGCTACGATTTTATCAAGCTGGTTTGTGTACTTTAGGTTGTTCGCCGTGTTAAAAATATTTTCTAGATCAAAATTCTTTTTATGAAATTTTACAAGCTCCATTAATTGTGTATCTTTAATTTTAGTTATATCAAAACTTAAAAACGGTGCGGTGTCCATTATATTTTTTTCCTCTAAATCGGTAAAAAATTTATATTCTCGTCCGTTTGTTAGTATGGCAAATTTTGCCTTACTAACATTAAAATATCTAAGTAGTTGTGACTCGTTTTTTGCGTTAAGATCTGCTCCTATTTTTTTACACTCTACCAACAATACTGGCTCGTTGTTTTGAAAAATAGCATAATCTATACGCTCGCCTTGCTTAGTTCCAATATCTTGGGTATATTCGGGCATTACTTCTAACGGATTAAAAACATCATAACCTAACGCCCTAATAAACGGCATTATAAAAGCATTTTTTGTTGCTTCCTCTGTTGTTATACTAGCCCCTAGCTTTTCTATATTAGCAGCTATCTCTTTTAGTTTTAACTTTAGTTCCTCCATAAAATACACCTCCTAACAAAAAATTAATAAATTGATTATATCACAAAAGATTTTTTAAATATATAACTTTAAGTAATATTTTAAATAACATTAAGTTATATTTAATATAACCTTTGGTAATATTCTCTCATCAAAACGGAAAACGTTTTGTAGGCTTCAAGCGAAAGCTGACAGAGTGAGCCTCCTGCGAGTTTGCAGGTTAATCACGTTTCAATCTGAAGCGGATATAGCGAGCCGAAACGTCGCTATTCGGTATTAGCCCTGATTTAGGATAGTTTTTCACAGGGTCTTAAATAAAACGAAAAAGTCTAATACTTTATATGGCGGATGTATGTTAAGTGGCATAAACTCTTGGACGTCCATAAAACGAGATTTTGGAACGCAGGTTCGATTCCTGCCGTCCGCCACCATATCTTAAATTAAGCCCCGCTTTTTAACTCGCATTGGTCTCCTTTCGGCGGGGTTTGCTTTAGGATATTTTAAAAAAGGACAAACAATGAACAAATTTAAAAAATACTGTCCGAACGTATGGGTGGCAGAATGCGACGAAAAACACGACAAGGGCGAGGTTATTACCCTTGAAACACAATATGGCAAAGAAGTAGAGTGTGAGGTCTATAACCTAGTAGCAGAAAAAAATGACAAGTTTTATTACTCCATTGTAAGGCTAGAGGAAAACTATGCGGCGAGAAAGGCTGAAAAATATAGAAATTCGCAGTCGGCACACGCAAAAAAGAGCTTTGATTGGTATCAGAAAAGCCAAGAGGGTGCAGAGTTTCTAAAACTTGCCGAGCCGATAAAAATCGGACATCATAGCGAGCATAGGCATAGGGCGCTAATTGAACGCAATTGGAATAGGATGGGAAATAGCGTAAAAGAGCGAGAAATAGCCGACGAAAGAGCACGTAAAGCCGAGTATTGGGAAGCCAAGGCAGAGGAGATTAACCTATCAATGCCCGAAAGTCTAGAATACTTTGCGGCACAGCTAGAAAAAGCCAAAGCGCGCCAAAAAGGGCTAAAAGACGGCACGATAAAGCGTGAGCATAGTTACAGTTTGACTTACGCGACAAAGGCAGTAAAAGATCTAACGCAAAAATTAGAATTAGCTCAAAAGCTATGGGCTTAATACTTTATTGTTAAATCGGCGGTGGCGAGCAAGGTTTCTATTAGAAAAAGGAGCTAGAGATGAAAAAGCTAATTAAATTTTTTAGGGTGCTTTTTAGCAACGGCGGCGAGATAAAGAATATCGCCTATCTAAATATAAAAAGGAGTTAAAAATGAGTTTGAGCTATGACTTAGCACGTGCCGAAAGCGATGTGGCGCACATAAATTTAGATAAAGAATACGACGAGCTAATAACTGACATTAAAGCTGTATATAGCCGTCATCGCTATACATTTAAAAATTCCCTTGGCGAAAACAGCGGAGAAATAGTTGATCTGCTTATTGAGCATTGTAAAAAAGACTTTTTCGCCTACGCCGCCTTGATTTATGTGTTATGCGTTGAAGCTGAAATGAGCAACGAGGCGGTCTTAAGCTATACAACTACCTACAAACAAACACTTAAAAAACTACGAGAGGAGGCTGAAAGAGATGCGCTCTTATATTCTGATGAGGCTTGTTGAATTTTATTATGAGCCAGGTATGACTGTCGGCGAGTTTTTAGAAATTGTTAAAAAATTGAGAAAATTTTAACATAAATGATAAATGCGTTAAAAAAGGATAAAAATGCTAACAAATAAAGAATATCACGCACGCCCTGAAATATCAAAGAGCGACCTCGACCTACTAGCACGTAGCCCTTTACACTTAAAAATGAAAAACGAGCTTAGGAGTGAGCCTACAAAAGCTTTGCTACTAGGCTCTGCGGTGCATAAGCTAGTGTTAGAGCCAAAAGATTTTTCAAATGAGTTTAGCGTAGAGCCTGACGTTGATAAACGCACCAAAGAGGGCAAAGCGATCTACAACGATTTTTTAGAAAATTTAGGCGATAC